ACTCGAACGTAGACTCTGAAAACCAAAATGGCAACGGGACTTGAAGTTGACGACCTGAAATCGACGGGCGATTGATGTTAGGCGGCATAGTGGTCGAACCATTCACTCCATTATTGTTATATACCAATGGATAACCTGTACCCATGGATCCACCCGCATACAATCCATTTGCTGGATCATAGAGTTCAGGAACATTTCCCACAAGAGTCTGCCATTTCTTAAATGCATCTTGATCCAAATCACACTGGGCTTTCGCCATCAAATAGGCCCCATCAAACTCCTGAATCTTTTGACCACCAATAAAGAATGCTACATTTTGAAGAATATGGCATCCAATGTAGTTCACCCATGCGAAATTGTATTGGGAATTGCGAGCTCCTCTTGGCAATTCGAGATATTTACAGTAAATATCTGGTAAATTACATACAAAATACACATCGCGCACTAAATCGGCAACACGTTGAATTTTCATACGAAGTTGGACCGGTTGATCAAATGAGAGATCTTGTGGGCCGTCCATGGCAAATGTAACGGATTCCTCCGCAAAATGAGCATATTTTTTGAATGTTTTATAAAAATAAGTGAAATCCGGATTTCCACTCAATATCACATTTTGCGCTCCGTAGGCAACCAATGAAAAGAGTCCCCCGCCTGGCATTACTAGTGTTGTACTAGGTAATCTATGTGTCCTTTAGACCTACAGATTGCCTTTATTTACACGTGTATCTTACTTTGACTGTGTCCACCAATTGTCAGCCATATATGGCGGGACATCCATCGATTGTGAAGAATCCATCTTCTCAGATGGGCCCTGATTCATCAGTTGTTGGATTTCTGAGTAGGATAATCCATAGCTGAAATACGTTAAACGACTCAATAATCCATTCATGGAACCAAGCACATTAAAATCGCTCTCTCCCAGTGATGTAACCTTTGATTTGGATAGAAGAATACGACGATTGCTGAAGCAGCAAATGTCCTGATAATTCTGGTAAGGTGAATAACCATCAAACGACATCTTCTTTGCGATATTACCGTTTACATAAATCTCAAGAGAATGTTCCTTACATACCACGACAACATGAACCCATTTACTGACGGGTATATTCTCCACGTCAATATAATTGTTCCATGTCTTATATGTATTCATGTACACACGGAGTGTGTTTTGATCCGAACGCATATAGACACCGGGTGCCATCAGTGGAAATTGAGAGGCATATCCCTTATGGAAAATATGGTATAGACCTGTGGTCTGATCCGCACTTTGAAACGTAGATGGATTCACATTCAAATAAAAGGAATAACTAAATTCGACACCTGTACGTTCATTACTTGATAGGTTAACCGTATTCGCACCATTTGTATTTGGATTTTGTGGAATACTAATGGTTTTGTCATTGTTGATGGTATTTGCGACTAATGTGGTTCGATTCATTGATAATCGATTATAGTACTTATACATCAATTCCACAAACATGATTACGACAAATAGGATTCCGATATAGGCCAATCCATAAAAAATCTGCGATCCTATACTACCGCCGGACCCGTTTGATATATTCGTAGTCGGTGTATTTGTAGAACCTAGAATATTACTGAACATTGGGCTCTCCTTTTTATTCGTTGTATTATTTATTTGGAATCTTAGACCGCTGGGCCAAGCATATAGTTCTTATACACTGCCTCTGGATTCAGTGCTGCGTCATACATGGTTGTAGTAGAAATCTGTCCACCAAATCCACCAAACGGCAATAGTGCCGCAGAATAACCACCAGCGTCTACCTTGAAATTAGCCGGCAATACACACGAACGTGCTAATTTGCCATCCAAATACATGTCTACTGTCTTTCCATTCACTGCCACCGTAAGATTCACCCAGCGCTGAAGATCAATCTCAGGCAGGTCACAAATGGTAGATACATCCAACAAGCCCGAATCCGTCTGCGGTGTGGTAAAGATCGCATTACGCGTCGCCTTCGGAAGTGCCTCCGCAGCAGATGCGGTGGTCGTAGCCGTAGTAACTGTACTCGCTTCTTTTGTGTGGAAACGAACCTTCAATGTCGGCTTTGTAGCGCCAAGATACACTCGAAGTGTATCAAAGTTCGGACCACCGATCAATATAATAGGTTTATTCTTATTCATGTTATAGGACCAATTATTTACATAAATCCATGTTGACAATGTGAATTCACCTCCCTCAAATAATCCTGGAAGCTGTCTGGATGAAATGGTAACAGGCGAAGCCGGATCCGCTGTTGCCGATTGATTGCTAGTAATAAGAGGAAACGCATTTCCAGTTGATGTTCCGAATAAATACTGGTATAAGTAATACAAACCGACTAATCCAGCAAAAAAGATGAGATACGGGATCATTCTCATCACTGGAGATGACGAATTGTTTGCGCTACTCATGATTCTGTTTGATACATGGATATTCTATCAAGGTCGTCACGCATAAGGCGTGCTCCATTTAAGACTTTGATTTACAGGTGGTTGTGTCACTGGTTTACATGGTAATCCGGGGGGACATTGTGCCAATAATGAAATACTTGGAAGACTTACATTAAATGTATTATCTTCTAAAACGAGCTGGTTCGTGTCCACTAATGTGAGACGTGTGCGCTCGATATCCGTTGGGGTCATACGAATGTTATTAATGATCACATGGATGGCCGCTCCATCGAGTCCTTTATTTCCAACAGACAGGGGACTTGAAATCACTACCGGATAATGTTCTAGGCGATAGGATGCGACAATTTTACTGTCATATATCACATCAAATCGTCGACCATCTCGTAAAACGGCAATGAACACCCATTTTTGTTTTGGAATCGGAGGCAGATCAATTACCTCATCTTGTGTACTCGTTCCTTGTGCGTTTGTCCGTACACGAAGACGCGCCGCCGCCTGTTGTTTATCATTAGAAGCATTTGAAACCTCTAGATACCAATTATTCGCAATTTGGAGAAAGGGAATATAATTATTTCCATATTTTACAGTTCGATCTCCACTTTTAAAGTTAAACATACCCATCACAGTAGCTCCATTTGTTCCCAACAGCATTTTCTGTGCGACATTCGGCATAACAATTTCCTTCTTTTCAGAAAGAGAGGTAAGAGAATAGAGTACATCATTGTTTCCACCACCTGGATAAATAACAAATGCGACCAAATATGCGGTCACGACAATCAGAATCAATACGACTGCGATGATTCCAAATGACATCCTATCTATGGATTGGATTATCGATTTAAAGTAGAAGACAGGATGATATCTCAATGGCAGGTATTCCTGATTGTACCTTAACAACCGCTTGTTACTTTCTTCAACCGTATCATGCGCAAGCACGGGGAATGAAAGAAACGGTTGAATCTATGGATAGTCTTCTCCGTATTCCTTGTTATCTTGTGATTTATTGTAATGCCGTGATGGAACCCATTTTACGTGAACGACGTGCTCCTTTCCTTTCGCTAACCAAGATCGTAGTACAAGAATTCGAAGAACTGTGGTGTGCGTCACTTGTCGAACAAGTCAAGAAAAACCGCAATGTATTTTGGCCCACCCGTGATGAAAGAACATGCGCAGAGACACATCTTCTTACATGTAATAAAGCTGATTTTGTATTACAGACCATTCATGCGAATCCTTTTCAAACTACTAAGTTTGGATGGATCGATGCGAATATTGGAGTAAATGGTTCGAAGATATCCAATCACTATAACAATCATCTTCTTCTTCACGTATTACATCATGTCACGGATAAGTTTCATCTTCAGATCCTCAATGTCACCGATAAGAAATATAAACAAGCGGAATGGAAACGGGAATACTACATGGAATATCGTTGGGTAGCATGTGGATGTCTATTTACAACTACTAAGGCGATTGGGATGACCATTCTGAATCGTATCAAAGAGTTAATCATCGAAACAACACAGATGGGTTATGGGCATGGAGAAGAAATGTTCTACTTAGAAATCTTGGATGAGTTCTATGATGATATTCATCGTTCGTATGGAGATTATAAAGATATGTTACATAACTTTATTAAGCCCACTACGAATTTTGTATATATTTATTGGAGTGTGGTGATGCGCTATTTTCAACTTGGGTACTGGAAAGAATGTATTGAAGTGTGTAACACATTACTTCAACAATATGATGATTTTGTACTTGAAATCAATTATGATCTGTACGTTCGTCTATATGCTGTCCTATACTTATCCTTAAAGCAGGTAGATCAACGACAGGCAACTATTATTACCCATACCATACGTCAGCACTATCATACCAATCCACATTTTCATCAACAGTTTGATAATCTGAAAATGCTATGTGGAATGGACGGATTTTCCGTTCAAGACAATTAGTCCGTCGAACACGATGAACTAGACGGCATTGGCAACGCACCCATAGGTATCGTTGCGACAAGAGCTGGCTGAGCATATCGCATTTCCGAGGTAGAAAGAATACGATTCCAGATCTTGAGAAGAGGATACATGGCAATCATAGACTCCTGCGGCAATGCAGAATCAATCGGCCCGCCCACGCTTTGTATATTGTAATCATACTTACGTGTCTTAACAAGAGTACCATTCATGTAAACTTCAATTGCTTTTTCCATAACAACGATTCCAAGACGGAAGGATTGCTGTACTGGTACATTTTGAATCACAACATTCTCTTCACTCTTTGTCGTAGAGGATCCAGATAGAACCGATACAACCAAGTCATTCGTATCAGGCTTCAATGCTACCACCAAGTTATAGGTATCTAACATACCGAGAAACGTATCGGTTCCAGTCGGGGTCGCCTTTCGAACAGCTCCACGGCTAAATAGGATGCGATAACGATTGGAAAATTGTAACGGATTCTGAATAAACATATCTAGGATAAGCGAATAACCCCACGAACGACCCTGAATCGGCATCTGGCTTTCCAGGATCTGTGGATGTAACCCATTGTTCCAAAAGAGAACTCCATCATCTCCGCCTGGAACGGGAATGATACCGGGACTACCGGGACGTAATTGGAATATAGGTGTAATAAAAAAATGAACAATGACCAAAAGGAACAATACGATGATCAGTACCGCTAATACATAGGTAACAACGGTACCTATCATAGACATACTAGACGTAGAAGAACCGGGTGTACCAAACCAACTAGATGATGTTGAATTGCTAGTCGATGAACTGAACCACGATGAATTCGTACTTGACTTTACCGATTTCAAGAATGGAGTAAATGTATTTGAAACATACTGGGTGACGGCAGTGGCCATTTCTCTATTATTACATTCGATTCACCACATAGGCAATGCCTCCCACTGCCGATAAGATTGCTGTTCCCGTAAGGAATCCTTTTATGAATGAGCGATGGTCCACTTCATTCATGTCTTCCTTTGTCCATACAGGCGAACGATTGCGTGCTCCCACTTTTTCGTAATACGTTAATACTTCTTCCAGCGTCCATTCCATCTTTCCCAACATCTTATTGACATGATTATGAATCATGATTGTCCATTTGATCAGATCGGTACGAGAATCCAGAAAGGTATTAATGGGATGTTTGGTAAGATGCTCACGATAGTGTTCTCGGCAAATGGAGCAGGGTAGCAAATACGCAAGTGATTCATAGAACTCTTTTGCACATTTCTTATCCGTGTACGTGGGAGTCTTTGGATATCCGAGGGCTACGATATGGATCGTATGCCAAAAGAAAGGTCCCCATACGCTGGGTGGAAATTGCATTCTATTTATGATTTATCCTTTCTTCTCTCCCTTTCACACATATGGGTCTAAAGGCTGGAGCTGTTCTCTCCACTAATACATGAATCTAACCCGGACACAACATTGTACGAATTGCGGTCTAACAGGACATGTTTTTCGTAATTGTTTGTCACCCGTTACAAGCTACGGGTTAATTGCGGTTCGATATCAAGATGATACTTATATGACATCACTCTTCTCTTCCAATGTATCAAATGGAAACGATTCTATACAGTTTTTGATGATTCAACGGAAAGATTCGCTGTCCTTTGTTGAGTTTATAAGAGGAAAATACAGCCTTCACGACGATGTCTATATTTGTAAACTATTACGTGGAATGACACAGAAAGAACACCAGTTAATTCTTACGAAAACCTTTTCAGAGTTATGGTTTGAAGTGTGGGGTGAATCATCTAGTGTACGTTCTCATCGAGCTGACTACGAATCATCTGAACGCCGATATGCGCAAATTGCGGATCGCATGCCTGCGTTGGTTCAGGAAAATCCTTCCAAATGGACCGAACCTGAATGGGGATTTCCAAAAGGCCGACGAAATCCATATGAAACCGACATCGGCTGTGCCATTCGAGAGTTTCAAGAAGAAACAGGTCTACATGCGAAGGACTTCACTATTTTACATAATACAAACTCTATTTCAGAAACTTTTTTTGGTTCCAATCAGGTTCACTATTGTCACAAATACTATATTGCGATCTGTCATAAATCAATCGAGGTAGAAATGAACATGAATAATTTTCATATGACTCGTGAAGTAGGCGATATTAAATGGTGTTCATTGGATGAAGCGACGTCTAAGATTCGTCCGGATAATGTTGAAAAACGAGAGATCTTATTAAAAGCAGGAAAGATCATGAAGAATTTTCATCCTGTTTCTACCAGTGAAATGACTCGACATTCGTAATGAATACTATGCTTTATAAATGCTTCTCTTTCTCAAATGAAAGCGTTTAGAAAGAAAATGAAATATGATACTATAAATAGCATGTCGGGTAACTCGAATACGAGTTTATATAATGACCCATTCGCGGTACCTTCCGAATCTCCCGAATCGGTTCCACAATCCGTGGAGGCACCTGTAGCAGAAGCACCTGTAGCAGAAGCACCTGTAGCAGAAGCACCTGTAGCAGAAGCACCTGTAGATGTTGTGGAAAAGCAAATAAATAACAGTGAGTCAAATACGAGTGTTTCAAACGATGAAGCGCCTGTAGATGTGGATGAACAATCAAATAACAGTGCGTCAAACGATGAAGCACCTGTGGATAAACAATCAAATAACAGTGAATCAGATACGAGTATTTCAAATGTAGAAAGTATTAAAGCACCTGTAGAAGCACCTGTAGAAGCAGTTGTAGATGAGACCAACTCGTCCAATAATTCATCAAACGACTCATCTAACAACTCGTCCAATGACTCATCCAACAACTCATTTAATATTCCCCTTTCGGAAGCACCTGTGATTTCTGCGCCACAACGTACCGGTCCTCGAATTGCTCCAAAGGTCACTTCTGTAGTAGAATCACCTGCGCCAAAACGCACCGGTCCACGAATTGCCCCAAAGGCCCCATCTGCGGTAGTACAAGCACCTGTGAATCAAATTATTGAACCTGTAGTGGAAGCACCAGTAAAAAGAAAAGGTCCTCGTATCTATCGTCCCTCTCTTCCTGTTAGCAATCCCTTTTCTAACTTACCCGATGCTGAACTTCTGGAAGCATGGGAGTCGAATACCGACTTTGCACAACGCGATCAACTATTGAAGGCTCTTCAGCAAAAAAATCTATTTCCTTCCATGGAATCATGGGAACACCAAACAGGTGCCTATCCTGATATCGTTGATCCACAGTTTTTACAAAAGCTTCTCAGTAAACGCGAGTTCGCCGAATCCTTACAATATACATGGGAACCAACCACCGACCCATGTGACGATCAATCCACCTTTGAAGTCACTCCCGTTCAACGATTCGTTGCCAACTTCATGTCTCCTAAAACGCCCTATATGTCTGCTCTTCTCTTTCACGGTGTCGGCGTCGGTAAAACGTGTGCGGGTGTTCAAATTGTAGAAGGGTGGCTCGAATTCTTTCCTCGCACAGAGGTTTATCTCGTTGCCCCTCCTACCATTCAACAGGGATTCTATCGAACCATCTTTGATATCAACAAAGTCGTCATTGGAGAAGGAAACGAGCCCAATTCTGCCGCACAGTGTACAGGTACCATCTATATGAAACTTACCAATACATTGTATGAACGCGATAAAGCCAAGATTGAAAAAGTAGTCACCAAAGCCATCAAACGTCGCTATAAGATTTTCGGATACATCTCTTTTGCCAATTATATTCGTGATCTGTTAAAACGTATTCCTATACATGCGTCTGATGAGGAAAAGGAACAATTCAAAAAGCAAATCATTCGCCAACATTTCAGTGGAAAACTTCTGATTGTCGATGAAGCCCATAATCTTCGCGATGTCTCGAAAGTAGCAGATGAAAAAGATGAAATCAAAGACGATGAAGGTGATACAGCAGGTGGAAAGATACTTACCCCCTATTTGATGGATGTTCTCCGTTATTCTGAAGGAATGAAATTTTGCGCACTTACCGCCACCCCTATGTATAACTCCTATCTGGAAATCATCTTCATTCTGAATTTGCTATTACGAAATGATAAGAAAGCTGAAATCTTATCGACAGATGTATTTGATGTTTCTGGTAACATTACTGAACGTGGAAAACAAATCTTATCCTATACCGCCCAGCGCTATGTCAGTTTCATGCGTGGCGAAAACCCCATTTCCTTCCCTGTTCGTTTGTTCCCTCAATCGATTCCTACTTTTAGCGCCTACCCTGCCATGAATCCACGCGGTGTAGCACTGGACGATGAGGAGAGAAGTTACTTTCAACGCCTCCCTCTTGTCCCCATTATGCTACAAGGCGATACACTTCGAGCCTCTCTTCAATTTACCAATTCCATTGTACAAGGCGGAACCGGTCTAAATACCGTTATGCTAGAAAAACTTGTTCATGCCGGCAACATTGTTGTTCCTGCGACAGATGCCACTCGCGGCGATACCTATGAAGCCTATACCATGCGCACCGACAAGGATTCCATTAGCTCCGTATTTGATCATGAATCATCAGGAGGGCATACACGTTATCGCGCAAAAGCATCGGTTGGTGCTAAATGGCTTGTTTCAGGAGCCTTAGCACAATACAGTCCAAAGTTCCAATTCTTTTTAGAACGTGCCCAGCGTGCTGAAGGATGCATCTTTGCCTATACACGCTTTGTTGGTGGAGGTGCTCTTCCCATGGCGCTTGTTCTCGAAGCAAACGGATATCTTCCATATCATGGAAAAGCACTTCTCGCAGATGGTATTCAAGCACCTGGTGGAAAACAGTGCGCATTATGTCCACGAAAAGAGAAAGAACACGCGGATGCTGGTCATGCGTTTAGCCCCGCATACTATGGTATTTTGACGGGTAAAATCGAAATCTCACCAAATAATGAACAGACCATTCTCACGCAGCGCAGTATTGAAAACAAGGATGGACGAAAGATCAAAGTTCTGATCGGATCTCAGATCGCATCAGAAGGTGTCGATCTTCGATTTGTCCGTGAAACTCATATTATTGACTCTTGGTTTCACTTGAATAAAACCGAACAGATCATTGGTCGTGCGATCCGTTTCTTGTCACATTGCGCGCTTCCTAAAGAAAAACGCAACAATACCATTTATCTCTATACATCTGTTTTTCCAGATGATCCACGTGAAACAGCGGATCTGTATAGTTATCGAGTCGGTTTCAAAAAAGCCGTTCAGATCGGCAGAGTCACTCGGATCATGAAACAGTCCGCCCTGGATTGTAATCTAAATCAAGATGCGATCGTGATCCGAGATCAAGAACCAATCGAACAGATCGATTCGCAGCGTGTGCGTCGCGAAGAAGTCAATATCAATGATATGCCATTTACCGCGGTTTGTGATTGGATCGAAACATGCGATTATACATGTACACCTAAGATCGATGTCTCTGCTCTCAC